GTCATTGATTTCCCAAATATGTTTTCCATGAATACGTTGCATTGTAAATGGATCTGTATCAATCACATCTGGTATACGAGTAAACCCAAGATCTTGTGCATCTTTGTACCAAACAATTTCGTCATCAATTAAATGTGCGTAATTTGGATCAATTGCTTGTTTGACCACAGTTTTATCAAACATGTCAACTTTATTGAAAAATCTGCTAAGTCCAATTCTGCTATTATTTTCTTCTATACTACTAAAATCACCAAGTTCTTCAAGTTCAGTTGCAAGCACTGTTTCATATTCAAGAATATTTTTACTAAACCACTTCACAAACTCACCACTAGCTGGTGGCATAGTAAACTGTCTACGTTGTGCAAAGTAGAATATACCAGGCACACCAGTGATTTCACTGGTAACTTCTTCTAGGCCTGTTTTTTGCCAACTCCACCTGCAGGTAAAAGCATCAGTAAGATATACAATTGGTCGATCAGCATGATCTGGAAACTGCGGTAGTTCGTTGATGATAAGGTCGCTCCATGTTAATAGTACAGGATCATCTTCAGGAACAAGATTTAATGCCTCATCAATTCCGCTACAAGTGCCTTTTTGATCAGTCTTGATAAGTTTATAATCAACTCCAGGTGGGTCAACTTGCAAATAGTTCTCTAACTGGTCATATAGATAGTCGCCAATAATGATAAATCTAGCAGTAGAAAATTTTTCAAATAGGTGATACAATAGTGGTTTGCCATGCACACTAACCAAACATTTAGGTTTGTTCCATGTATGATGTCTTAATCTACTGCCTCTGCCGCCAGCTTGTACTATAACTGTTAGTGTCATAATTGAACTATTCGATCTGGTAATTGTATTTCATATAGTTTGCGTTTACGCCAATGGTATACACCGTTTGGCATTGCAGGATAATTGTTATACACATGCTGAAAACTCAGATCGTTAAATACAAAACTCTCCAGTTTCCATTTGCCTTTTGCCCGCATGCAGTGAAACACACTGTCAATATTACGTGCAAACAGATATGCTTCCATTTCATCTGCACTTACCTCTACAAGTTCACGCCAGTTGAGATTGGCTCTAAACAGTGCTACTCCAAAAGTCCATGCATCACAGGGTTTTGTATCGCCTTTTCTTATTTGTGTACTATAAAAATCCAAACTAAAACCATCTAGTTTGTTGTCAACCAAATACTGCTCTGCACGGTGTAATTTTTTATTAACAATCTCAAAGTTGTGTGTTAAAAATATGGTATCATCAGCATCAATCATCCAAAAAGCATCAGCATCCTTGCTTTGCTCAAAACCAGTTAGATTAGCAGTTGCCATGTTGCGTTTTGAACTTTTAAGTTGTGTAAGATATTGTACAAGACTTCTGTCACTGCTTATTAGTTTAGACTTTGGGTAATCTACAAAACAACTTTCTAATTTTTTTGATAGATCAGGATTATCGCATAAGATAAATGTTGAATAGTTTTTAAATGTTTCTAACCAGAATCTTAAACATAAAAGTGTATGAGGTACATTGCGATCTATTTTTAAAAAAACATTCACAGTCATTAGGATTTTGACCCAATAGTCCTTCTTATTATATCATCGTGGCTAAACTCTGCCCAGTATAGTTCAAAAGCAACTCCATCTTCAATACCTTCAAACTGATGTATTTTACCAGGTTTTACTTGTGTAAAGTCTCCTGCTTTGAGCACAGTTTCGTCAACTAAGCCTTGTTGTTCTCCGTCTTGCCAAACACGAACAATCATCTTTCCAGATTCTACAAAAAAACCGTTCCATTTATAACAGTGTTCGTGTTCACTGCACTTAAAACCTGCTTTGTATTCAATACGATGAAACTCCAACACTCCGTTTGCGTGTATTAACTCAGTGGAACCCCATATTTTGCCTGCTTTCATTAATGATTCTCCATTACTGTAAGGTTTTTATCTATCCATGGCAGTACTAAATCTCTTTGTCTTAGATGACCAAATTTGGTGATACTTTGAACTACACACTCAGGAAGTAATTGTGTGTCTTCTGCAATGTTATATAAGTTTGTTTTGTTAGGATCCATTGGTTCAACACTGCTTCGATAAACTAGTATGTGTATCCAAGGATCATTGATTTCTTTTCTAAAAAAACCAGATTTACAATCCCAACCATTTACTGATAACATATAGATCAACATAGGCAATGTAAAATTATATTTGTGATTCATTCTAGCATGAAATTCTTGCTTGTTATATTCTATATTAGTGGTTTGTGGAACTGACAACACCAACATTGAATCTGTTGTAGCAATGTGCCACCAATTTTTTAAAGTCTCATACGGATTGGTTTGATATTGTAATACATCATATGCCCACAAAATATCAAAACCTTTTTTTGGTCTTGTGATAGAATTAACATTTTCTCTTTGAAAAACAATGTTATGATGCTTGACGTTTAAGTTTTTGAAGTCATTTACAATTGTACACTTAATATTTAATGGCAATTGTTGTTCATCTCTAGTGGTTGCGTTTGCCCACCATTGTATGTCTAGTGCTTCTGGATCGCTTCCAATACCAGCAACACTTCCAACACTTTCCATAAAATCATCGTAATTATATAGATATTTGATAATATTTTCGTAGCAGTGATCAAATTTTTCTTTTGAACTTGAAAAACTACTGTTCATTGTTATACCTGTACATCTTCCATTCCAGCAGTTCTAAGACGTACAATATGCCCTAACTGCCATTGTTTAGTATCTAAACCCTTCATTATGCCAAGATACTTATTACGCAGTAGAGCAACCTCGTTAATTAATGTTTCAAAGTCAATGACTTCGTCTTCTCCATCAACATACTTTTCTGCATCTCTGCTGGTTAATGCTCGAGCATATCCTTCTAAATATTTTTGGAAATGTTTACGTCTTATTTGTCTTAGTTTAATGTTTAGATAGTTCAGGACTGCTTCAATTTCTTGCAGTTGATTGAATCGATGTTCAGTGAGTCCAGGTAATGCTTTTATGTTTTTTTCAACAAGTCCGCCAACTCTGCACTCACTCTTGGCTATTTCTAACTCATGTTCATAATGAGTAATAAATCCAGGGATCTCAGCAAGATTGTTTGTTACTTTGCTATACCACATATACTAGTACTCGTCGTAGTTAAATTCACCATCATCGTCATACTGATTCAACAGTTCATCTTCTTCCTCTTCTTCAAAATCATCTTCTTCTGCTTCTCCAAGATAATTTGCAATAGCAAGTTTTATTGCACCATCAAATTTAAATGCTTCTCTTAATTCTTCAGCACTATGTTGTCCTATTAAGGCTTCAACAACATGATCCGCTGCCTCGCGAATATCACCTGTGTCGTGCATAAATTGTCGTGTTGCTTTCCATACTAGTGCGGCTAAGTCTAATGACACTATACGTTCTCCTCGTTAAATGTTTCTTCTTCGGCAGGAGCGGCAATTTCTATTACCTCTTCAGCTTCAGGTGTACTTAGCTCTTGTTCTAATTTATTAAAATCTTGCATAACCTTGTCTAAACAACCGTCTTCGTTGCGTTCCCAAGCCTTTCTAAACTGTAATATATCTTCGCCACTGGAAGTTTTGAATGCTAGCCTATTGCCTTGTTTGGTTAATAGTCCTGTTGCTTCAGCTAGATCCACTAATCCACTGTATGGATTCATACCAGTTTCGTATGGAATCTTTACCTGCACTGATTCAAATGGTTTTGCATATCTTGTTTTCATAACCTTACAAGCGGCACGTATGCCTTTAACTTGTGATATCTTGTTGCCATCTTCGTCTTCTTTGAGTTTGAGTTTTCGCATTGCAACAACAATACTTGAAGCATAGATAAAACCTTGTCCGCCAGATATCTTATCATCTGGATCAAACATATCTTGTGATGCATAGGTATGATTGGTACATACCATTCCTACATTGTAACTACCAAACATGTTTACAGTATTACGCACAAGTGCAGTTAGTGCTTTAGGCTTTCTACCCAAGTCACCTTTTAAATCTCCACTATCAAATTGATTAATGTCTGTTGGTGTCAGCAACATACCTAAACTGTCAATAACAAACAATACCTTAGGACGTTCTCCATCGGGCAATGCTTTGTAGTCTTTCATAAATGTTGATACTGTTTTTGCTACGTCATCAATCATGCTCATGCTAAGTTTTAATAACTTGCTTTCATCTGTATCTACACCAAGTGCATGTAACCATGATTCGTCAAGTGCATTCTCACTATCAATTAACACAACAAATATTCCCTGTGCTTGTGCGGCTTTGACAATATTTCCACTTGCAAAATAACTTTTACCTGCACCTGATTCGCCTGCAAATACTGTAACTTTTCCTAGTGGAACTCCTTTGTTAAAGTCGCCTGAAATAAGATAGTTGAGTGCATAGTTGCCTGTACTGATCCAGTCCGTTGGATCGTTAAATCCAATTGACAACCCGTCAATACTTTTTGTAATATCTTTACGAAATTTACTTACGTCAAATGGTTTGCCCACTGTTTTCTCCTTGTTAGTGTAATATATATTATACTATATTGCTTTACGAAAGTCAAATGATTTCTAAAAAGCACTGGTTATTTTGCTTTGCATTTTTATATAGTATACGCCTGTAATTATGTAGATTGTCTTCTAAATTAACTATGTTTGCAACTGGTATTTGTTCTGTGATAGCTGGCACATTTTTATCTTCACACCATTGTAAAAACTCTCTGCTATAAGGTATTGTTTGAGGACGATCAAGATTAACTTGGAACGCCCATTCCAATGTTTCGTAGTTATAGTGATCATTGTTTAATAAATTTGTGTCCCAGTTATGCCATTTATCATAATACTGTCGACCTACAAATGTATATCCAAAACTAAAGTTTACAATATCATTGTTACTTATAAATGTATCCTTAAACGGATTGTCAATTATATTCCATTTTGCATCACTTTTGAATTCAATATTGCGAGTAAAAAGTTTTTCAATTTCGTGAACACTCATGTTGACTTCTTCATACGCATATACAAAACCTAAATGTGCTAGTACATCTGCTAAAATTGGGTGTCGTATCTCATCAGGGTATATATCATGTAGTTTCCAGCCTAATGCAGCCTGAGATTTGTTTTCACTTAGTCTTAATTTATCAATGTCAACAGTTTTTATTTGACTGAAAACCCAATTCTTATGTTGTGTATTCAAAAAGTCTTGGTTAAGATAATCAAGTAAATTTGTATTTTCTGGAAATACCACACCTATTAGGTCGTAAAGTACTTCGTTTGTTTTGCTGAGTGCCCAATGACAATGTGATATGCGTTTGTCAATTTGATTTGCAATTGTATTTGATACTAAAAAATTATTGTAATTCTTTTGGTTTGCTTGTTCTATAAACCAGTGAATTAATTCAGAATTATACTTTGTTTCAAACTCAATAGTATCGTCAGAGTTTTTATAAACTAAGTTAAATCTCATTGTATCTCCTGAAAGAATGAGGGCAAGGAGAAAGGAAAAAAACCTTGCCCTCCTTTGCCGTTAAGATGAAGACTGTCTGCTACGAATCATAGCAAGTATATCTTCGGCTTTCT